GTGTTTGGTATGTATTGATTGTTGAATCAATTGTTAATGTTGCTGATGTGGCCTGAGCATCATACGAATCACCATCAATGGTAAATGTGATGTCTCTGCCGGTCACGATTGTTGTTGGCATGATTTCTCCTTAGTTGGTGTAGTAGGTGCTTACTTGTAAATCGGCTGTGAGGTATTTGCCCGCACCGACTTCCAATGGTTGAGGTTGATTTACATTTCCGACTTCGTAACCATTTGGCATTGCTGCAATGATCGAAATCATCAATGTTTCGAGATTGTCCAAAGCTGCGGCGTTGTTGGCATAACCCACAACACCCGTGACAGTTAAATTGACCTTCACTTTTGTTGTGTTTTTTCCAAGCAAAACGCTTTCCAAATAAGGTGCACCCGGTATCAAACAAATTGATGGGCTGGTCATTGTCTCTGGGATGCCATTGTACACATTGGCAGCAATGCCTGAAAGTGCTGTTTTAAGTGGTGTGCGAATTGCGGATTCGATGCTCATTGGCACATCGTTTCGACATCAAGAAACGGGCCTAAGAGGCCGATGACTCTGTTGCTCAAGCTGCGGCCAAGAATAAATGGTGACGGCTGAAAATTATCCGACATGATCTGGTTGCCGGGAGCTGTAATGCTCTGGAAAATTTCAACCGCCACAACCAAAATTGCATTTTCAATTGGTGGTGTCGATGCGTACAGCTGCGCTGCCGATGATCCACTCAATGTCGCTGTTGCCGCTGGAATAAACGGCAATGGATAAGTTCGATCAGCTGCCGCTGTTGCAGCTGTAAAAGTGTAAGGCTCAATCCGATCATCGGTGACTGTATAGGTCGCGTTGTAAATTCCGGCCCCGGTTACAACAACGGATTGACCCGGCACAAAATAGTTTGGCCGCATTGTGGTGAAATAAATGACGGATTCATCCACATTGGCAAAAGTCACCGATGATTGGTATTGCGTAAGTAAAGGCAAAATCGTTTGCTCAGCCGAATCAATGTATGAATCAAGCTGTGCATCACTATACAAAGAAACCGAGACACCCAAAATCGCTCTCAGCTGTGAGGCTGTAACTATTGCAGGCATCTCGGTTCCTTTCGTGTCAGTAGCGTTCGGGAGCGACCGCTACCGATAGTGATTATGGGAGGTTGTTAAATTGTGCGCCGTTTGGCACCTTGGCAGCTAGTGCGCCGTATCCGTAATACAGGATGTCAATTGTTCCATCGCTGTTGATGTTGCTGCGTAGCGTAAAGCGTGGAGATTCGTACCATGTGTAAGAATCTGGATTGACAACGACCATTGAAGAATCGCCATCAGCTGTTGTTGTACCAGCGTTACCAAATGAGCGTGAAACATAAAGGTTCAGACCCGGTGAAACTACACCGCGCAATGAATCGCCTCGGACATTTCCTGCCTGATTGCTAGGTTGTGCCGCATTGTATAGCGGTGTGCCATTGTCGTTGTAACCCATGATGTTTCCCCATTGTGTTGGTGAAACGATCAATGAGCGAGCAAATCCAAGTGATGCGCCATAAACATTTGCGGCTGCCTTTGATGTGTATCCAAGGAATCCGGTTGCTGAATTTGCTGATTGTGCTGTCACAGTAGTGACGGCCGCTTGCATTGCTGCAAGTGCATACTCATCAGTTTCTTTTGCGTATGCGAACTCAAGATTTTGGAGCAACGCGGTTAGGTATTCTGGTCGGCTGCGATCAATGAGCTCTACTGTCGAGATTGCACGGCCTTTAAACGGCTGTACGGAAACTGACAAAAATGTTGCAGATAGTGATGATTCTGTAACCGCATCGTTTTCGTTAATTGGCAAAACTGTTGGTACAGCCGTTACGCGAGGCAGCTCAAATGTCATGCCTTCGGCAACAAGAGTTTCACGGCTAATGCCATCGATTGTGCCACGATCAGCATTTGCAAGTGCGTTGATCACCTGTGTGCTTTGTGGTGTTGGAATCATGCCGGGTGCTGTTGATGTTGTGTTGTCAGCTGCCTTAACATACTGACGAGAATCTTCGTCATGCAAAACGCTTGCGCGTAAGTAGTGCTCAAGGTATGAAACCTTGTCCACAATTGGTGAGCGTGGTGCTGTGTAGTAAGCCGGGCGTGATGCCTGTACAGGTGCGACTTCTGGAGCTGCTACCGGTTCAACGGCAGGAGCTACTGGTTCGGTAGTGTTGTCCATCTTGTCTCCTTCATTTGGGTTTGTTGTCTCTGTAACTGTTTCAGTTTCAGAATCTTCTGATGCGGCAACTTCTTGCACGCGAGCTGATCGCACAGCTGGCTCTGTTACAAGCGCAACAGCTGTGAGCTGACCATTGAGCACCTTCATGGTGCCGTCCTTTTGCATTTCGTAATTGTCCACGGCCAACTCAATTGAAAATCCATCGCGTAAGCCTTCCATTGCCTCTGTGAGTGCATCGGTGCCAGCCGTGGTGTTAGCAATTTTGAAAGTCGCTGTCATTTCCTTGTCGTTCACACTCATGGCAATGCTCTTGCCAATTCTGCGTGTGTTGTCATGCTCAAGATTCAAAAAAACATCTTGCGGCTGAATTGATCCACGAGCAAAAACAACCTTGCCGGTTGATGCATTTGCGTGCTCGTTAAACGCAACAATGCGGCCGGTGATTGTTCGTGAATCCGAATCAGCTGCCGTGATTTGCATTGGTGTTGTTAGCTTCATGAGATCATGTCCTCCATTTGTCTGATTTCTTGAGTCGTGATTGCTCCGATGTCAAATAAAATCTTGTAAATTTCTGCACGCTCTTTTTCCGATCCGCGCAAGTAAGCCTTCAAATCAAATTCCACGCGCTGTGTTGATGGCGTGAAATCTGGCATTGAAAGTCTTGAAGATATGCTGTTCATCAGCGGTAGCAGCGAGAAATCCAAAAGAGTTTGACGCGCCGTCTGGGCGTTTTGATAGGTCATGGATGATCCAGTCGGCGCATCAATAAAGTAGGCCGGAATTCCCACGGCTCGTGCAAGTTCGGTTGCAATAATTTCGCGCGCGGCATTTAACCCAATTTGCTCCGGTGTGAATCCAACTGTTGTCAATTCAACATCGGCATTCAGAAACGCTGTCCCGCGATTTCTACGAGCTGCGCCCCATGCATCAAGCAATTTTGCAATTCGATCAGCTGGCAATGCTGTGCCATTTGATTTCAAAACCATCGATGGCACAGGTTCGCGTGCATACATTGCGGCAGCTCTTTCAAGCTCTGCACCAGCACGGATTGTGCGACCAGCGCGATTCAATAAACCTTCATCGTTGCCATAAAACACAACGAGTGATCCAACACCTGACATCGGTACGCGCGATCCATCGACTGTATAATACTCAATCTGCGTGCCAATTGAATTCAAAAAAACGCCAACACGATTTGGTGCAACTCGCCACATTTGGCGCACGCGACCTGTATCAGCGAACAAATCCATTATTTGAAAATATGAAAATCCTGTAAATAATAAATCCTCGCACGCCCAAACCCACGATGCTGCTCCTGGTACTCGCTTGTCCGGGTCGGAAATCACAACAGGTTGATCAACAATTTGGCCTGTGTCTTTGTCGCGTGTAATCAAAGGAATCGTGGCAATTGAATTGCAAATCATGTTTCGTGCGCGAGCAATTGCCGGCACACTCATTGCTTCTTCACGGGTTGCAAGATAATCAGCTCCACCAAATGGAAAAAACGCATCGAGCGTTGGAGCTGGCCCAATTTGTGCAGCTACATCAGCACCGCGCGCAACCGCGACAGTTTCAATAGTGCGCTTTCGATCAAATAATCCCATGGGCGCATTTTCTCAAAATGTCAAGGATCAACCCACCAAAATGTCTATTTCCGTTTCTGGGCGTGTCGCAAAGTGTGTGACCAATGCTGATGCTACGGCTGCACAAACAGCGGTGCTGCTGGCACGCCTTCCAATAACCCATCCACCATCACCACGCCTCAATTGCACAGCTGAAAGAATCTGCTCTGTTAGTGATGCCTGATTTCGGTGTTTGAGCCTGTGTGAGTTAATTGCTCCCAAAAGCTCATCACAACTTTGAGCATAGTCGCTGTCCATGTCGTGGATTGGGATACCGGCTGGCTGCATACGCGCTGCAACGGCTCCGGATGTGCGCCTTGAATACAGCAAATACTCGATTGGGTATTTGCGGCAATAAGAGGCAGCATCATTGGCAATTGCTCGATCATCAAGCTGGATTGTGTTTTCCCATGTATGCAACAGCTTCACAACAAATGACTCCGAGCCAAGCTTTTGTGCGGCCACAAGGGCCGCGTGTTTTCTGTCCGGTGAAATGTCAATGGCCATCCATGTGAGCTTGTCCTCATCGAGATCAATCGACTCATCGCCACACTCTTGCCATTCTTTGGCTCCCACAACGCTGGAGATTGTCTGAACCCATCGATTCAAAACCTCTGTTGTTACAACATCGGGAGGATCATTAAAAACAGCTCGGATGTTGTCTGGGTGAATCGTTATGCCCAACCCCGGATTCGCAAAAGCTGCATTTTCTAAGGAAATCTCATCGGTGGGTGCTGACCATTCAAAATAACCCACATCATCGGATGCACCGCTGGATGCGGCCAATCCTCTTTCGCGCAGCTGATTCAAAACGACTGAGTGAGAATCACCAGCCGAGCTGAAACAACTGACTTGCGGATTTTTGGCAGCCATCAAGGTGTACCGCATCGCTGCAAATGTTTCCATGTCGTGCAGCTCTCGAATCTCATCCATGTGGATACTTTCCGGCTTTGACAATCCACGAGCTGCCGATCCACCAGCTTTAATAATAAAGCGATTGCCTTTGAGAGTTTGTATTTCCTCTGCACCATGTTGCCACCGAATGCGCTTTACCTGATTGGCTAAATCCGCATTTTCCTCGATGATCTGCACAATCGCTCGAAATTGCTCCAGCGATGTAACCAATCTGTGAGCTGTGGAAACTTGCAACGACTCATCCCAATGAAAAAGACCCATCATGATTCTGGCCATCATGTAAGTGCTTTTGCCATTTTGACGGGCAACTGTGGCAACCGAAATTGGATGATGGTATCTGCCATCGGGCTTTACCTTGAGCGAATGTTCGGCCAACCACTTTTGCCACGGCATGAAACCGCCCGGGATGATCTGATCAGCAAAATCAATGAGCTCAAAGCCGCGTGATGGCAAATCATTCAGCGGTGAATGGATTCGTGGAGCTGTTACCGGCAAAAAAACCGATTCCAGCCGATCTGAGCCTGTTTCAGCCGTAAGTCCACCAATGATGACCTGATCATCACTATTCATGACTTATCGACTCGTTTTGGGGTATAAACAGGCCAT